CATTCTTTGCTTTTACTAGAGCAGTTGTTACTGTTCCAATATTTCTACCTTCAGAATCCTTAAGATCCTCACCAGTTGCAACATGACCGCTAGTTTGTACTGTCTGTGCTACCTCAGTTGCTTCGGGATCTTGATCTGCTGCAGATACATTTGGACTTAAAAATGTAGTAAATGATTTACATCCAGATTCTCCAGGAGTAGGATCGTCTGCGAGTGGTTCCTCTGAAGAAATAGCAGTTCTTCCAATAGAACCCATGATAACAGGTTGCTGCTTCATGGTGTCTAGGAAGAATCCCATAACCCATACCCCAGGTTCCAATTGATCGGAAACCGAAGCATGACCACCAGCGACATGTGGATTGGTGACAGGCATCATCGTAACTGCCCATGGCAAGTTTTCCGATGATACAGCATCGCATGATTGAGGATGAAGACCTACAATTCTGACTTTATATCTTCCAGAACCTTTCTTATCATCCGCTTTCTTTGACTCAATCTGCCCAATCCACCACTGGAATCCATCGGACCCAATTTGCATGGTGGGATATAGGTTATTCAACTGATCCATTCTTAGTTATCGTGAATTTTACACTCAGGTGCGCCAGGTTCTTGATCACAATAGAGTTCTAGTGGAGAGGGATCGTGATGATCTCCTTCTTCAATTTCTTTCTTGTGATGCTCAACATACTCTTCTAGATCGTGCAGTTCGCCTTCAATATGGCGACGTTGCTGTGGCGAGGTCATAGGATTCTGGAGAATCTCTTTGTCCTTCTCAATATGCTTTTCAATAGATTCCATTTAATACTCCGTGAATTAGGTTACTTTACTTTCAGAGTCTTTGATTCCGTAAGAATCTCGGATTAGATCTAACACAGTATATACTTTACGACTACTAACGTCAAACTGATGATTTAATTTCTTAATTAAGTAAGTGCCACTGTGTTCTGGATCCCACACTTCCTCTTCTCGTTCTTTGTCGGTAACTTGATTTGGAATTCGTATTTCAATCTTATCACCTGCACATAATTCTAAATGTCCTGTCAATGAAATTGTTAGTTCCTGATTAGACATTATACCATATCTAGCAATACCCTGGGAAAGATATTGTTTTACAAAATCAGGATATATGTTATCAACATCCTGATCTCCTAGATCACTGTCTTCATTTGAGGCGATGCCCGTACCATTATAAAAACTTTCATGATTAATAACTGTTGACATTACTCTAGAAGGATATTCCGATAATGTCTCTTGACCGATAGGAAGTTTTGTCTGACTTCCTAGATGAACCATATCATTCCAAGTGTCTTTTAACGAATAAACATATTCCTCATATTTTCCAGTATTTATGTTGAAATAGCAGACGATAGACGAGTAAACTCCCTTACGAAGCTTCTCCATCATGTCAATCTCACCACCAAAAACAACCTCCTGAATTCTCATAAGAGATTCATTCGGTGCTTTAGCTGCTTGATATATGAATGGTTGTACCTCGTCGTTTACAACTGGATTTACAACTGGAATTTTTTCAGAATCGGATAAAGTGTCAATAGACTTAAAATAATATCCAAGTCGTGTCTGATAAAACAAGTATCCAGCAGTACCACTTGCCTTTATAGCATTTTCCGAAGCAACATCAGACTCAGTAGATCCAGATGCAGCTGCTGCCGCTGATATACTTTTCTTTTTATTATAACTCTCAGATGAAACTGTTCTCATACAAAGAGATCTAATCAAACTAAATGGTGATTTCTTTGTTGGTAATAGTTTAATTGTAGTAGCAGCAGGTTCTACGTTTTCCTCTGGTAAAGTTCTCTTTAAGTAGTCTTTCATGACCTTCTTTACCACAGAATCAGTTGATCCTTCTAGTAGTTTGTTTACTCTGATTCCCTCATTTAATAATCCTTCTTCAGAGATCAAACATAATGTATAAATGTTTCTCCTGTCTGCAGCAACTCTATTCGCAACTTTCCAAACACGAAAAGTATACTCATATTCTTCTTCTTTAGGATCAGTACACTTAAAAATTACCTTTTCAAATCCCTGCAAGGGCATTTTAGAAATCAAATTTTCAGAGTTATCAACCACAACCATGGTTGCCCCATATGCAGGCCATTCAATACATTCATGATACTGCATGTAAGTAACCAGTGTCACAATATTTGCATATGGTTGAGATTCATCTCCTGCTTTATATAAAGCAATTGATTCTGGTGTGAACGTAACCGCGTATGGTTTTTGATTAAAATCCGACATTACAATCAGTATGGAGGCGGGAATAGTGCAGAGAATCCAGGATCTCCAACCTGACCAATATATGAGATTGGATCTTCGTCTGAGGCAGATGCTGTCTGGTTATTATTTATTACGATAGGTTCAGGCATAGTAACCTTTGAGTCAATCCTATTCAGTGCTTGTTCTTGTGATGCCATATTTACAATAGAAGATTTTGCACCACTAGATCGCGGACGACCTATCAACTGCATAAACTGATCAATTGCCATTTGATTCACCATCTCTCTATCCGCTTCCATTTTTGCATTAGCTTCACGGACATGATCACCAATAGGACCAGGCATAAATTGCAGTAATGTTGGTAACAATGTTATCAAATTTCTACCTCTAATTCCCCTGAAGGATGGAGTACGAGGAACCACACTACTACCAGTTCTCATCTGCATTCTCAATCTATTTGCAGTAGCACTGTTAGGTCTGTAATTTGGATCCATCAACTTAGTTGCAAGATCTCTACCCTTATCAAACATAGCACCCGTAGTCTTTGCCTGTGGTTCTAAGAAGTTAATTCTAGGTGCGTTTGAAGGAACAATGCTCCTAACAACACCACCAGGCGCTTGTCTACCACCAAGAGATCCAGTTGTTCCAGCATATCTCTCAGCACCGCTCAATGTAGGAGCAGAGTATGCACCTTGACCGAGAATTTGTGGTTTGCTAGATGGTATGTAATTCTGACCCTGCATCATAGCATTGAATCCCTGGGCATTCATGCCAGTAAATCCTACCCTAGCTCTAGTTCCTCTCGCTAGTCCACGTGCTCCACCACCACCATAATCGTTTGAATACCTTTCTATTCTGGTTCCACCACCTTTACGATATCCACCACCTTCTCCACGGAAAAAGTCAAATATCTTTTGGAAGAAATTCCTGTTGTCTTGCCCTTCTTCAGCACGTTTCTTTGCGTCACCTTTTTGTCTTTGACTCTCTACAACATTTTGCCTAACAACACTATTGGTGATAGTATTTGGTACACCAAAAGTTTTTGCTATTGGAGAAGATACTGTTTGTAGTTGAGTAGCAACTTCACCAGAAGAAGATCCCATAGCAGGGAGAGCTTGCTGCATTTTGTTTAAGGTGATAACACCAGCAGATTTAATAGGCAATTGCATTGCCTTCTGAAGGTTCTCGGTATCTTGCTTTAAATCTGGAAGGACATCAGGTTCTGCAGAAACCATCTTGTTAAAGAAATTACCACCAAACTTATCAAGTGATGGTTCTTCCACCGTTTTAGGCATCATCCCAGACTCTGCCATTTGAGGCATCATGGGAGTTTGTGGTTTTGGTCTTACCTTACCATCAATAGCACTAGGTTCACCTTGAGTATAGTTGTTATCTAATGGGATGATCATCTCATCGCCATGTAACTTAGCAAGGTAACCACTATCAGGACCAGAGGCAATACCACCTCGTTCGTAACCAGGACCTAGATCGTTATATGGATATCCACCCGTAGGATCAACTATATCACCAATTGAAGATAGCTCCTCAGCTTCTTCCATCATATTAATTTGGAGTGTTTGATTGGGGTCTTCATCTGTTCCAATAAAACGCTCTGTACCAGATTCGTCTTTCTCTATCTCTAATTCACTTTCTCTTGATTTCGCTTCCGCTTGATCTTCCTGAACTTTCGCTAGATTATTCTGCTCTCTTAAAGCATCAATAATAGCATCTAGTTTTGTCTCAAGAATATCAGAATTCTGTTCTAATTGCTTGATTGTACCAAAGATTCCTTCCTTAGCAGCGATTACTTGACCTTCAGTATCGCTTAGACGCTCGTTTAGAGAAGATATGTTGGCATTAAGTGCTTTTACAACATCTGCTAGGAATACACCTAGTTTAGCATCATTAACTTTTACT